GCTGGCGACCGAGATCATTGCGACGAAGTTGCGATTCTCCGGGATCATCGAGGGGGCGGAGGCGGGGGCGATATATATCAACAAGGCTCCGGATTCTTCGGGATCGCCGAAGCCAGACGGTGGTCCGTCCGACAATTCCGGGAATAGCCGGCGGCTGTTGCTGGTGAAGGGGGACCCGGATGCCTGAGTCGTTGTACTTCGACCTGTCCCCCACTCAACACGAGTTCGTGATGAGCGACGCGCACCTGGTCCAGCTCATGGGGCCGATGGGCGAGGGCAAGACGTTTGCCAGCGTTGCGGGATTGATTGCGCACGCGGCCCGATGCGGCAAGGGCATACGGACGGCCCTGGTCCGGGATACGTTCCAGAACATCAAGACATCGACGATTCCAGACCTGCGGGACTATCTCGGGGCCTGGATTCGCTTTTACGATGGCGAAAAAAAGGCGACGATATTGTCGAATCCCCGCGTGGAGCTGGACTTTTTCGGGATCGACGACGAGGCCAGCATATCCAAGCTCCAGGGACCGCAGTATGCGGCGATCTGGCTGGAAGAGCCGGCGCCGATATATGAGAAGGCCAACGCCGGGCTGCCTCGGGAAGTTTTTAACATGGCGGTCGCCCGGGCGGCGCGGCAGCGGGAGACGGTCCCGCGTGTTCAAATATCACAGAACCCGTCGGACGAGGACCATTGGACGTCCGAGTTGGCGGACGAGCCGGACGGGGTGTATGCGAGCTACGAGGACCCGGACACGGGAGAAGTGTCCGAGATCATCAAGAAAACATTTTGGATCGCTCCGGGCGAGAACAAGCGGCTGTCTGGTTTGGCCCGGGCGTCGAACATCGCGGCGTTCAAGAACGATCCGGCCAAGTATGCCCGGTATGTCGAGGGCAAGACGGCCGAGGTGACGCGGGGAAAGAAGGTCACACCGGGCTACAATGAGAAAATTCACTATTCTCGGCATGTTCTGCCGGTGCTTCCGGGTGAAGCGTTTATGTTTTGGGATTCCTGGCAACATCCGACGTGCGTTCTGGCGCAGTACACGGCTCGGGGGCAGTTGATCGTTCATGACATCGTTCTCGATTCGGGTTTGGGCACCAAGGAACTGGTCGAGGAGCAGTTGGAGCCGTTTTTGCGGACGATGAAGTGGAAGGACAAGATCAAGACCTGGCGTCTGATCGGGGACTTCAGCATGCGGATACCGGACCAGTCGAGCGTCCGGAGCAGCGCGGCCAAGTATCTGGAGAAGAAGTTCGGGGTCCGTTTCGAGCCCGGTCCGGGGCGTTGGACGACGATCCGGGAGCACCTGAATTACTGTTTCAAGCGTCTCATCAACGAGGGGGAGCCGGCGGTTTTGCTGTCGCGGTCGGCGGTGAAGCTGCACAAGGCCCTCAAGGGCGGCTGGCATTACAAGGTGGATAATTCCGGCCGGATCATGGGGGACAAGCCGGTCAAGAATCAGCACTCGCACCCGGGCGATGCGTTTGCGAATGGTATTTCGGTTCTGATGCCATATCAGGGGATCGCGGACGTTCCGAAGGTATCCCGGGAAAAGAACATGCAGGCGGCGATGTCGTATCGGGGCGGGAATTACAGTCGGGGACGGAGGCAGTCTGGTGGCAGGTAGTTACGGCAAGTTTTGGGAGATGCGGGGCGGCGGTCCTTACGACGAGGGCCAGGAGATGTTCAAGTGCGTGGACTGCGGGGCGGAGACTCACCCGGTTGATGGCTGGGACGGCGCTCCGGACCCGTGCCATTGCGCGGGGCACTGTTCTTCGCGGTCCAGCGACTGGAGCCCGGGCGGGGTTTCCAGGCTTTACAGGGAAAACTTCGACCGGATATTTCCCGGCGCGCCGGGGGCGGGCAAATAATGGACCTGGTCCAGGTCATGATCCTGGTTTTGAGCGGGGCGGCGATATGGCTGGTCGGCCGGACCGAGCCTTGGCGGCGTTGGGGTTTCGTCGTCGGCCTGGTGGGGCAGCCGCTTTGGATTTGGGACACCTGGCGTCACGAGCAATGGGGCATCCTGATCCTGTCTGGTTGGTTTTTGTATGCCTATGGGCAGGGCATCTGGAACTTTTGGGTGAAGCATGCGGGATAAGACCACGAAAAAGCATTTCGAGCTGTTCAAGTCCGAGGTCCTGAAGTGGTTGAACACGCTGGGGATCAAGGGCTGGAGGCTCCATTTCTATCATGAGGACTCGGACGATACGGCGGGGTGCTGGGCAATCGTTCGGTACAAGACGGTTGATCGCGTTGCCGAGTTCGTTCTGGCCCGAACCTGGACCAGCGAACCGTTGGATCATGAGGTGGCCCAAACCGCTTTTCACGAATGTCTGGAGTTGCTGCTTGCGCCGCTGGTGAATCTGGCCCGGGAGCGATATGTGTCCGAGAATGCGATCGTCGAAGAGACTCACCATGTCATCCGGACGATCGAGAACACGTTTTATCCCGACCTGGTGGTTGAATAGCCATGCCGATCATCATTCCCGACCCGACGAACGAGCTGAAGGACCGGAAGCGGGAGATCGACACCATGGACCCGAATCGGGGTCCGGACGATCAGGAGCTTCGGGAGCGGGAAAAAGAGGCCGAGGCTTACGCGAACGAGAACGAGAAGCATTTCGTCGATTACGCCATGGACTGCCTGAAGCAGTCCATCAAGGCGTGGGATGATATTCGCCGGGTCCAGGAGGACTGCTGGAACGTCTACAACGAGAACGAGCCGGTAAGCTACCGGGACAAGGCGGACTGGCAGGCGCGGGTGGTCATTCCCAAGCCGTTCGAGACGGTGCAGTTCGGGGCGACCTCGGTCCGGAAGGCTTTCAGTCCCAACTTTTTGACGATCGAGAACGCCCGGGACCCGAAAAAAGCGGACTTCTGGAAGCGGTGGCTGGATTTCGAGCTGGGCACGCGGCGGGCGGACTTTGTGGGCCGTTTCACGGACGCCACGGTGATGAGCCTGGCCGTGGGCGTCAGCATGGAGATGATCCCGCGATGGGTTCCGTCCCAGGGTCTGGAGTTCAGCCTGATCGAGCCCTGGAAGATTCAGCGGGACCCGGATGCGTTGTCCCGGGACCCCCAGGGCGGGCTTTACTGGATTCACCAGGAATGGCTGGACTTCTTCGTGCTGAAGAAGCTGGAGAAGGCCGGCCGTTATTTCGACGTGGACCGAGCCAAGAACATTTCGGGTGAAAGCTCCCAGGACCCGTTCATGACCCCGGAGGCGATTCGGGCACGCAAGGACATGATATGGGAGCGGTCGCAATTCCGGACGATGCTGGAGGTTTCGGAGTTTTGGGGGATTGTCCTGAGCCCGAAGGGCGAGGAGCTTTTGCCCCGGGCCACCTACACGATCGCCGGCGGGCGTGTGATCCAGAAGCCGGAGGCGTCTCCGTATCCGACGTTGCGCTGGCCCGGGGGGAGCTTTTCGCCGCTTCCGGACATTTTGCGTTTCGGCGGCCGCGGACTGCTTGAGGGTGTTTTGGGGGTATGGGAAGCGATCAACAACATCATGTGCCTGCACCTCGATGCGCTCCAATGGATCGTCAACCCCGAGACCGAGGTGAATGTGGACGCGCTGGTGGACCCGGCGGACGTGATCGGCTGGCCGGGCAAGACGACCGTGGTCCACGAGACGATCAACGGCCAGGCGGTCAAGCGGACAATCGACCGGAAGCCCCGGACGAGCGAGATACTGGCCAACACGCAGTATCTGGACCAGGTCTACCAGCGGGGGAGCCTGGTTCCGGAGAACGTGATGGGTCTGCCGGGCTGGCGCAAGAACGTGACCTGGCGGGAGTCTCAGCAGGCCCTGGAGCAGGCGTTGGGCGTGTTCGGGATGATGGGCGAGAATCTGGAGGACGGCGCGATCCGGGTCCTGGAGGCGGCGGCCGAGGTGCTCATCACTCACGCGAGTTACGCGGACCTGACCGAGGTCTTCACGGATATAGAGTTGTCCGAGCTGGGTATTTTCCCGGACCCGAGTGCTCCGAACGGGGTGGTCGGCATCCCGGCGTTCGATGGGAATTTCCACGTCAGCGGTATTCAGAGCCTGATGAAGGACAACGAGACCTTGCAGACGCTCAAAGAGGTCATTATACCGCTGGCGGAGCGTCCACGTTTCGCGCCGTATATCAATCCGCTGAAGGTTTTGCGGGCGATCGAGGTGCGAACGAACATGAAGGACGAGGGGATCATCGCCACGGACGAAGAGGCGGCGCAGATCGCCATGCAGCAGGCGGCGGCCCAGGCCCGGATCGCGGAATTGACGGGAGGGGAGAATGGACCAGGGATCGCCGACGAGACCGACAACTCGCAAGCCTAGCACGTTCGGGCTGGGAGAGTCCCGGCGCGAGGCGGCCGCGCGAGGTGATAAGGCCCTGCTGGACAAGGCCGCGTTTCTCGGACTGCTGGGGACTCTTCCGGCCCAGGAGCTGGTGGACCTGGTCGCGGGCCGGCTGATGAAGCGGATCGGGGAGCTGATCCATTCCGACCCGGAGGCCAAGGCGTATGCGTCCATCCTGGATCAGTTGGCGGACCGGGCCGAGGTGGCGCGGAAGGCCGTGGACCAGTTGTATTTGCGGCGGCTGAATCAGGCCAGGGAAGAGGCTGGGATGGTCTGACGGGCGATTACATTGGGGTAGAGAGTCACGGGGCGACGGTCCTTTGAACTCTTGATATAACCCCGCCAAAGGATCAAGGGCCCCAACCGGCATGCCGGGCCGGATTGGGGTCCTTTTTCTTTTGGCGATTGGCATCAAGCACTACAAGGCCCCCGGAAACGGGACTACGCCTTTCAAGGAGAGGGACATGGCAGACCAGCAGACTACGCCGGAAACGGTCGATCTGACCAAGATTTTCGAGAACGGGATGCAGCGATTTCAGGGAGAACTCGACGAGGCGGCCCTGGGCGCGGCTCCGGTCGAAGACGACGGTCCGGACGACGAGATTTCCGGCCCTGCGGAGGCATTGGCGGAAGAAACCGAAGAAGAGCCCGGATCGTCGGAGACCCCTCCCGAGGGGGATGAGCCGTCGACCCCCCGGTTCAAGACGCACGAGGAAGCCGAGAAGGGCTACCGGAACATCCAGGCCGAGAAGACTCGTCTGGAGCTGGAAAACAAGGCGCTCAAGTCCGCCCAGGAGGCTGCGGCGAAAGCGGCTCTGGAGGCCGAGGCCAAGGAAAAAGAGACCGCCGACTTTCTGGAGTTTACCAAGGGTCGGACGAAGCAGGCGCTCGAAGAGATCAATGCCTTGGACCCGGAGGACCCCGACCACGAGGAAAAGGTGGCTCTGGCCTGGGCGCGGATGTATGCGGATACTCGGAATTTCCAGTATCAGCCCCCGGCGGGCGCGGCCCCTGGGACGCGGAGCGAAGAACCCGCGCCGGCGGCTGGTCCGAAGCCGGCCGAAGGGGCGGGAGAACCCGATCCCCAGGCCATGGCCCTGATAAAGGGCAAGCTGGCCGAGGCGGGTTTGGACCCGGAAGACGAATACTTCTGGCTTCTGGCCGATCGTGGAGTGCCCACCCGGGACCCGCAGGGGAACGCGCTGACGTTCGAGCAGTCCCTGGCGTGGGCGATCGAGACGACCAAGACTCACAATCAAAAAATCGAGCAGCGTATCCAGGACCGGATCAAGGCGGCGGCCGGGAAAACCGGCCGAAGTCACCAAGACCAGGGCTTGCCGCTGGGCCGGTCCGGGGCGCGGAGGGCGCGCCCGTCCGGAGCGGCGGTGCCGGTCAAGAGCATTGGTGACGCGCTGGACCTGGTCCAGGGAGAACGCAGGCTCTAAGGGGAGCATGAACGATGCCTGACACCTTTACGTGGACGTATGACGCCGAGTCCGGCGTTTGGAAGAATCACGCCCTGAGCGGGGAGCTGCTGACGGTGGCGGCCCGCAAGTGGAAATTCATGCCCTTCACCAAGAAGATCAAGGATTTCGGCAAGGGCATGGGCCAGAGCATCACGCTGGTCCACTACAAGCCGTTGAGCGATCCGACTTCCAGCCGGCTGGAGGAGGAGACCCGGATTCCGGTCGATCCACTGACCATGGGCAGCACGTCGATCACGATCTACGAGCACGGCCGGGCGGTCGAATACACGTCGCTGGCGCAGCAGCTTTCCAAGTTCGATCCGGAGCAGGCGGCTCAGAAGGCCCTGATCGACCAGATGAACCAGGCCATGGACGTGGAGGCGGCCGGTTGTTTCACGGGGACATCGGCCAAGGTCTGTTTCATTCCGACCAGCCTGACGGGCGGGACCTGGGACACGGACGGGACGCCATCGACGGCGGCCACCTCGAACATAACCAAGCACCACATGGGCGTGATCCGGGACTACATGATGAAAGACCTGCACGTTCCGCCCTACCAGGGCGATCACTTCGCCGGGTTGTTTTCGACCAAGGCCTTGCGCGGGTTGAAGGAGGACCGGGTGATCGAGGCCTGGCACATGTACCTGCGGAAGGGGGACCTGATCTGGAACAGCGAGATCGGCCAGGCAGAGGGCATCCGGTTGGTGGAGGTCAACAACGTGTCGGCTTTGTCCAGTTCGGTGGGCACGGGCAGCGTGCTGGGCGAGGCGGTGATTTTCGGCGACGACGCGGTGGGCCGGATCGAGATCGAGGCCCCGCACCTGCGGGCGCAGCCCAACTACAAGGCCGACTTCGGCCGACGCGGGGCGGTGGCCTGGTATGGGACGATCGGGTTCGGAGTGATCTGGCCGACGGCGACGGACCGGGAGGCCAAGATCGTCCGCGTCTGTTCGTCCTAGGCGGGTTAACGGTTTAGACATCCCGGCGCCGGGCTGACGGTCCGGCGCCGGTTGGAAGGAGCAAGGATATGTTGCGGAGCGATTTACCTCTTTTTCTTCCCCTTTGGCTTCCGGATTGGGACGCGGCCGGCGTGGTCGCGGCCGGGATCGACCTGGACCAGACGGCTGCGGACGTGGGCAAGTTTTCGGTGCCCTTCAAGTGCGAGGTCCTGATGGCGGGGTTGACGATCGTGGAGACCTGCGCGGGGACCACGCCGGGGGTGGTCAAGTTCGACCTGCGCCCCACGGCGGGGAGCGACACCAGCCGGGGCGACGGCGACATCGCCACGTTCGCCATGGGGACCACGGCGGCGGGCAAGGTGCTTTACGACAAGGCCGGGATCGGGACGACGCTGGAGCCGGGCAACGAGGTGGTGGTGGAGATCGCCACGCAGCCGGTGACCGGCCCGGCGGGTCAGTTCATTCCGTTCCTGCTGGTCAAGCCGGTGCCGGAGACGATCGCCAACCTGGACAACATGGTCGAAACGGCCTAACCGGGCGCCGGGGGCCTTTGACCGGGCCTCCGGCGGCTCTGGAGACAAGGAGCGAGCATGACGGCAATAGCTTCAACCGACGTCGTCGTGACTGTTTCGGCCCGGGATCGGGACGTCAGTCCGGGGATGTTCAAGAACTTCACGATCGCCCGGGTGGCGTTCGGCAACGGGAGCCTGACGTATCCGACCGGCGGGGTCCCCCTGCCGGCGATCGGTGCGTTCGGGTTCCTGCGGGAAATCCAGTTCCTGGCGATTCAGGAGGCGGCCAACGGGTTCGTCTACAAGTTCGACCAGGCCAACCACAAGATCAAAATCTACACCCAGGGCGTGGTGACGGGTTCGACGGGGGCGGCCGTGAATGAGAACGGCGCCCTGGTGGAGAACTCGGCGGCGGCCGAAGGCGCGCCCCGGATTCCGAACACGGTGGCGGACACGACCTACGACCTGGGGCCGCTGATCGAGCTGCCGGCGGCGATCGCGCCGGCGGCGGTCACGCTCAAGCTGCTGATGGTCGGCGAATAGATACCAATGGGGCCGGCGGGTCCCAGCAAGCAAGGGGTGTCCGGGGCGGGAATCGGCCCGCCCCGGACCGGCTCCAAGGAGCGAGAGATGCAGAAGCTGTATGAAAAGGTGACGCTGCCCAACGGCCAGCGGACCACGGTCGAGCTTCACGTACTGAGGTCCTGGCAGGACATTTCCGGGGCTCAGATATACCTGCTGATGGACGGAAGCTACACGTACAAGAACAAGGCCCCGATCCGGAGCGCGGACGAGTTTTCGATCATCAGCGACCCGATCCAGCGGAGTGCGGCTGTGACCTGGTGGGGGCGCAAGGGCAAGGCCATGTCGGCCAAGTATTACGAGGAGCTGGAGCGTCAGATCGAGGCCTTGCAGCGGGTCGGGCTTCCGGTCGAGGCGAGCGACGAGCCGGTGACGGAGCTGGACGCGGTGCTGTATCGCCGCCGGCCGGTGAACGACCGTCGGAAGGCAGCCTTCGGCGATCCGGAGACCTGGAGCACGTTCGGGTTCCCCAAGCGTCCGGACTGGTGGGGTTACGCCACGGTGGTCGAGATCGCGGACATGCGATACCAGCTTGCCGAGGCGGAGGACTGCGAGGAGGCGATCGAGGCCGAGGCGGAGGACGTTTCGGCGATCGACCTGGCGGAAGGCGCCGGGGCAACGATCGCTTCGGCC